GGTCGCTACAGAACCATTAGTCACAAGCGGTTGATTTAAATAAATATAATACATTGAGTGCTCGGAAATATTAGTATCCCAATCAATCGCACATGGAAGCTGAGACAATTGAGATACAAACGGCAAATCAATAGTCTGTATTTGACCACCTGCTGAAAATTCTAAAAACTCTGTCATCAAATTAGGAATAGACTCAAAAGTTGGATAAGAAGACATCGCCTTCTCGCGCACAGAATAATCACGCGCTAAGGCTAATTTGCAAAAATGAAAGTTACTCATGTTTGCTTGTAAATGAATTTTAATACCTCCCCTCCAATACCTGTGTATCATGGAAAGTAATTGAGGGATATTCGTAAATGTACTACTTTTAATCGTCTCAGAAAATGCATTGACATAACTAGTAGAATCGAATTGCTGAGCTGGTGTAATGGGTCTAGACCAGCAAAGGGTACCAGAGGGATCTGTGGTTTTCACAACGAAAGTCCCCAAATATTGCGGTTTCGTACCTAAATATTTTATATCCATTTCATCTTGAGAAGTCTCAAATATAAAATCTTTAACAACTCTATCATAATTCGCGAAATTGTCCATCTTATCAAATCTGACAGGAACATCTGTAGTATTCGCAACATTTCTACTCTGTACATAAGTTTTTGATTGTAGCATAGGATAATTAGGAGAATGGAGACCAGTATACTGCCTGATCCCAGATCTAGCTGCATCAAGTAAATCTCCCGAAAGTCTTCTAACCGTGGAAAAAACACCATCTATTGCTCTAGTTCCGGCTACCTTCATATCATCAATAAAACCTTGTGGTTCTAAATCTGCTGGAGGATCTGGGATGGGGACATATGATACATCTGTATGCGGTGCATAAAATTCCATATCATCAAAAACCACATGCATAGAAATACTAACAGATGTAGACCCACTAGTTGGAGCAATAAGAGGGTTCAAAACCATCATCACTACCTCAGAATAATCCGTTCCAGTGAAATTCAAATTATAAGTAGTTCTATCCAAATCCGTTTTATCTAACAGACTATTGACATAAAATGGAACTCTTAGACGCGCTGAAGTCTGTTCATTAGCGTTTAAAAATACATGAGGAGCAGCCATAAGCGAGTTTACAAGTTGCTTAGATCCTACTGAAAGAGGATCAGATGCGTATCCTACAGGCATCGCTGCCGCTAGCACTATACCTTGGTGCATGGGTGTGCCAGCTACCTGCAATAGGACCGACATCTTAGCCCTATATAGTGTTGATGATTCGAAAGGAATTTTTGCTAATGCATTGTTAAAAATATCAAGAGGAATTCTTGTTACATCTAGCAATGAAAATTGCGTCCCTGTGGTATTCCACGTTAT